ATGGTAGAACCCTCCGTGGAAAACGAGGAACCCCAGAAAACCCGAAAGAATCGGTTCGTTTAGAATCGCTAAAAATTTCGGACTTGCTTTATTCGATTCACCTGATGGGCGCGGAAATCTGCCGGGTACCCGAGATGGAACTCGACAAGGAAGAAGCTGCCAAGCTTGCGGACGCCATCGCCGACGTGTCGAAATACTACATCACGGCGTTCGACCCGAAAAAAGTCGCTTGGGTACATCTCGCCGTCATCGCGGGAGGTATCTATGGAACGCGTATCTTCGCCTATCGAAATCGAATCAGCGCTCAAAAATCGCTTGGTCCGCAAGCGGTTAAACCAAGCCCAAAACCAACGCCTGTTAACCAGAGCGTTCCGCAAGCTCAAAAAGTTAATGGAGTGGCGCGGGAGGACGGAAAGGTAGAAATCGACCCAACGAGTGTGTGGGGGATGAGCACCGGGGAATTGTGAGACTCCCGGACTCCTCCCAACACCTCGCAATCGTAGGTGCAAACGGCAGCGGTAAAACGCAGGCCGCGCAATGGCACTTGTCCATGCGCGACTTCGATAAGCGTCCGTGGCTCATCTACAATTTCAAGAACGACAAACCGCTCGACACGATCCCGCACGCGCAGCACATAGGTTTGGATGAGGTTCCGATCCGTCCGGGTATCTACATCGCGAATCCACATCCCGATCAAATCGACGAAGTGGAGAGCCAAATGTGGGCGGTTTGGGAGAAGGAAAACACAGGCGTCTATGTTGACGAGGGATACATGGTGGGAAGACAGAACCCCGCGTTTCGAGCGCTTCTGACGCAGGGCCGGAGCAAGGAAATTCCGATCATCATTTTAACGCAGCGTCCGGTGTGGCTTGATCCGTTCATTCTGAGCGAGTCGCAATTCTATCAGGTGTTCCGGCTGAACCATTTGCGTGACCGTCAGAAGGTCGAGGAATTTATCCCAAATCAGAAGGACTCGAAAATCCATCCGATTCGGGAGCGCCTGCCGGAGTACCACTCATATTACTACGACGTTGGACTGGATAAGCTGACGGTTCTTAAGCCAGTCCCGGACATCGCTAAGATTCATGCCACGTTTGAGCGGCGGTTAGCGCGGGTTAGAAAGACGGTTTGAAACCGTGTTCATGAAAACTTTTTTGTTGTTCCGCGCGGCTAAAACTACGCATCTTTTTATGTGCATGTTTTTCAGCCGCTAATAACAGAGTCCAAATTCTAAGATTATTTCTTGGTCTGTTTGCGCAGGCGTCTCTAATGATTCGCCAACCTCCGGCAGAAATTTTCATAATATCTCCTAGCGATTCTCCAGTATCGCCCCATCACTCAGACGTATAATTTTGGCGGTCATTCCGGTTTCAAAATTTTCCGGATTCATCGAACGTGCAAGTCGGAAAGCGACCGCCTTGGATCGTGCTTCTTTCAGTGTTTCACATTCACGAACATCACCCAAATAATCTTCGTCCCAACACCCATCCGGTACGTTTGAAATTCTAACTTCGTATTTCATTTTAAAATTTTCCTCCTGAAACCATCTTACTTTTCAATCGAAATTTTGTCAAGAAAAATCTCACCAAACATTACATGTTACGCGAAATACTACAAACGTATACCTTATAGACGCTCGTTAACATTCCGCTGGACACAGTACGTTAACTTTGGTATTGTAGTCTTGACATCGGGAGGGTATTGAGTGGCTGAATCGAGCGGCGTAATCTTAAGCTGGAACCCCGCGAACTGGATCACGGTCGTCCTTATGGTTGCGATTGGCTTCGCCGTCCTTGGGGCGGGCGCGCGGATCTACCAGCAGCGGAAAGGGCAGGGGAGCTAGAAGCGTGGAAATTGTCAACACTTCCCTGCTCAAACATCCGATGAATTGGATCATCATCATTTTGATGGTGATGCTTTTTGGTATCGGATTACATCTCGTTTTGGACTACTACAATATCAACCCCAGCAATAAGCAAACGTAACAAGCAAGCGTAACTGACGGGTAGATTTTAACCCGAACAGACAAGGACGAAAAAACGAATGCCAGCAGTGCAGCAAACACAGGCACAACAGAATCAATCATTGAATCAACTCGCACGTCAAGCGATACGTTCGCGTGGCGTGCGACGCAATCAGGTCATTTTCGATCAAACTTACACCGGGACAATTCCATCGCAAATTCAGGTGATCCCACGTAACGTCGGCTTGGTCATGGGTTTTTGGGTCAAGGTCGTTGCCGTCATCACCAACAACGGCGCGGCACACACGATCATTCCCACCGACTTTGGTCCTGCCAATCTCGTCTCGCAATTTCAATTGAACGACCTGCAAAACAACACACGAATCCAGACCACCGGATTTCACGAAGCGTTTCTGAACTCGTGGAAAACCAAGCGAATTTTTGCGTCCGCTCTGACTGGTGTGCGCGGCACTAATACAGGCACGCAGACAACCGGCAATGCCGATTACGGTCAGGATTCGCCGATGGGATACGGTTCCAATTGGACGGAGATTTCGGCCCCGGTTTCCATTGCGGCGTCCGCTGGTACCGGAACGCTGACAATGTGGTGGTACATTCCACTCGCCTACAATCCCGATGCACCAAACATGCCCGATTTTCGCGGAGCGGTTTACGCCAACGTGGTTAACGCCACATGGCAGTTGCTCATCAACACACCGGGCACCTATGGCAATCAATTAGTCGCGGCGTTCGGCACGGATTCCACGCAAGCCGTGATGATTCAATCCGCCGCTGAGACGGTTTCCGCAGCGCTGACTTCCTATCGCTTGGAAGTCTATCAGGACTACTACGATCAACTTCCCACTGGGAACGCTGGTGTTTTGCTTCCCATTCTCGACCTCGCGACGATCTATGAGCGGAAATACACATCGCAATCCGCTATCACGCCGTCGCAGGATTTCCCATACCAATACGCCAACTTCCGGCAGTTCCTTTCAACGCTGGCAATTTACGTCAACACAGCAGCGACGGGCGCACGCGGCGTTGGTGCGGACATCAATTATTGGGCGTTACAAGCCGCAAACTTTTCGAACATCTGGAAAGAAGAGCCTGCTTTACCGGCCCTTCGTGTACGCCAACATATCGGCGCAGATTTGCCGCCCGGTTGTTACTGGTTCGACTCACGCAATCGGCCCATCTCGACAACTCAGTACGGAAACATGGAGTTGATTTTGAACCCCATCACAGCCGGAACCGGAGCTTACGAGCTTGTTATGGTGGAAGATTTTGCCATCGTGCAGACGCTTTCGATGGCGGGTTCTTTGGCCGCGTCCTAATTGGCGCATCTCACCAAGTGGGTTTGGCCGTCTCCCGTAAAAACGGCCAATCATTTTATATGAACGCTCAAACACAACAGCAAGGCTTGATCGGGTCGGTCGTCAACTGGTTTGCGCATCCGTTTCAGTCGAGCGGAAACGCTCTTACGTGGGTGCTCTTTGTTGGGCTACTCATCATCGCGGCGTGGTTCTGGAACCACGTTTTACTTCAAATTCAAGGAGAGATTTGATTATGCAGGGTTGGCATTGGGGCTTAATCATCGGACTTGTGATCGCCTATCTCGTCGGCGTCAAGTTTCCGAGTCCGGGTCAGAAACTTTTTTCCGCTGTCGGAATGTGAGGTAATCGTGGAAGACGAAAAACCTATCACAGACAAAGAGAACTTTCCGCCGTCCGAAAACAAGGGAGCGGCGCGTCTCGTTGTCGATATGAGTCAAATGGCTTATGTCGATGGTCTTGCCGACGGCTATCGAAAAGCTGTTACCGATTTTCTGCTTTGGTCTATGGCGTTTATGATCGTCGCCATTTTGGCGCGTTCGATTTCGGTCGAGTATTAATGCCGCAAAGCTCCACCATCGCGTTCGCTTTGATTGTCGGCTTTATCGTGTTTATAACGGTGCGCGGTGAGCTTCCAAAGTATCTCGGAGTTTTGGGGCTTGGTTCGCAGACGGTAAGCGGACCTTCGCAAACCAGTTCGACGAGCGGCGTTCTGGGAAACGCTATCGCGGCTTTACCTTCGTTGTTAGGCGGATAAAATGGAATGGCTGAAAAAACATTGGGGATGGATAGCCGCTGTAGCGGTTGGAATCCCCGTGCTTTATTGGCTCTACCAAACGTATCAAACCAACGCCGCAAATAACGCGCAAAACGCGCAACAAACTGACTTGCAAAATCAGGAAGAAGCCGATGCCGCGTCATATGCACAACAAATCGCGTTGGCAAATTTGAGTGGTGGAATCGGTTCGAGCGGAGTAAGTGGCTCAGTATCGTCTTCGGCGCCGGTTACTTCCACTGTCGCGAGTCCCGCTAACACTTCCTCTCCCACCGTTTCGAGTAGTTCCGCGCCTGTCGTTTCGAGCGGTTCGAACGTCTATGGCAATCCAAGCGACCCTTACCTTATAACCAGCGGACCCAATGCTGGAGAGTATAATTTTCCTTCTGGTGGACCGCCCGGAGAGACGCCAGTTCCAAACCCGAACGCGCCGCAATCTCCTGGCACTGGTAATAACACACCTGTTACAACCTTGTTGGGCACGGGAGCTTCCATTATTAAACAAAATCAGACCGCGCCCCCACGCGCGCCAGTAATGAGCACTCCACCAGCGCATATCGCAAGCGGTAACATTGAGCAGCATAACAACATCTTACCGGTTCCTCCAACGTCGAAAGAACTTTCATCCATAGCGAATGGAGAGATATAGAGGATAGCTTATGCCGTTCGCTCTTTTAATTCTCGGAATTTTGCTACTCGTGGCCGGGGCGCGAAACACACAGGATGTTTTGTTCGCTCTTTTCAAGGGCGATTTTGTGGGGCAGGACAACTTCATTTTTTGGTTTCTCGCAATCGTCCTCATTGGAGCGTTGGGTTACATCCCGAAACTCAAGCCGATTTCTACAGCATTTTTAGGACTTGTGATCGTGGTCCTGTTTCTTAAGAAAGGTTCCAGTACTGGAACTGGTGGAGGCTTTTTCGCGCAGTTCACGCAGGCGATCAGCGGAACGCAAAACGCGGCGACCTCCAGCGCGAGTACACCTTCACCGTTACCTCTCGGTAATGTCGGCGGAACTTCCGGCCCGCTTGCCGCGAACGCACAAACCCAGAACCTTTTAGGGCAGCTTAAAGACATGCTTCAACAGGACGAGCAAAATCTCGCGAGTACAACGCTATGAAATTTGGAGACTCGATTATCACGGTGATTACAGCTATCATAGGCGTGGCGATTATCGCCGTGCTGGTGAGTAAACAGGCCGCTACCAGCGGGGTTTTACAATCGGCGGGTGCAGCTTTTTCGCAAGTGCTTGGAGCAGCGGTGAATCCCGTATCGAACGCTTCCGGCTTGGGAAATCTAGGGGGGTTTTAATGAGCGAACAATTACTTTCGTCAGTGACCACGGTTTTACTCGCTATCGTCGGTGTCGCAATCATCGCTGTATTGGTGAGTAAGAACGCCAACACTACGGGAGTTATCAGCGCGGGCGGGTCAGCGTTTTCAACCGATTTAGGTACAGCTTTATCGCCTGTGACGGGCGGTAGTTTCGGCAGCTTCACAAATATGAACGCCTCACTGGCGTAATTCTATGAAATTTTTGAAACGCTGTGAATTAGTTCCACAACTCTATGGTCTAAAACCCAAGGGGTATATTCAGGACAAAATAACAGCTTTCAAGAATTACTGGAGATTACTCCTATTCAAGCGACTGAGACAATGAAACTTGGTGATTCCATTGTGACGGTTTTGCTAGCTATCGTCGGCGTGGCTGTAATCGCTGTGCTGGTAAGCAACAAAGCGAACACGGGATCGGTGCTTGGTGCTGGAGGGTCAGCACTCGCGCAGGCGATTGGATGCGCGACAAGCCCGGTAACAGGTGGGTCGTGCGGAACGAGTGTTTCCAGTTCAATAACTTTTTAACGGATTAA